GTGTGGTGGAACGGTAGACACAGCAGACTCAAAATCTGCCGATCGCAAGATCATGTCGGTTCGAGTCCGACCACCCGCAGGCCACCTTCAGACGACATTGGATGAGCGCGCTGGAGGTCCGGGCCGTGGTGCCCACCTCGTGCCCAATCAAAGACTTAGGCCGGCACCGCGCACAACGCAAGGTTAAGGCTTACCAGGGCGTTGTGTCCGCCCTGGCAACCCATGTCGCGCGCGTGTCCGCGGCGCTGGCACAGAGTAGCCCGGCTGCCGGCGGGGTGCAGCTATGAGCTGGGACGCGATGGACTGGGCGCACCTTAAGCGCATCGGCCTCAAGCCAACCGAGAAGCTGACCCTGATGGCGATGGCGTTCCACGCCAGCCGGGACGGGGGAGGCGTGTTCGCATCCGTCGAAACCCTGGCCAGGGAGGCGGAGATCGGGGAGCGCAGCGTTTCACGGGCGCTGACCGAGCTGGCCGAGAAGCGGCTGGTGATGGTGGACCTTGGCGGCAACCGCCGCGGCGGCCGGTTCAAGGCGACCCGTTATTCCCTGGCGATGCCGGCGGGCTGGTCGGAAAGCGAAGCCCGGAAGGAAGCCATCAGGAGCGCCAGGCCGGCACCAGGCACCGCGGAACCAGCGGCTGGCCCGTCGCCCATCCCGCCGCAGAGCGGTGCCAATGACGGCGCAAAGGATGCCAGCGTGGCATCCTTTGCCAGCGGAACCCCGGCCAGTGCAGAGCTGGGAAACGGTGCCAATCTGTCCGTAAACCCTGCCAATTTGGCACCCGAACAACAAGAAGAACAACAAGAGGGTTCGCTACGCTCACCATGCGCGCGCGAGCCGGCGGCGGACGTCGCCGACGCCAAGCCGGCAACCGAGCTGGTGCTGACCGGGGGCAAGCTGGCCAGCGAAGGGGAGCGCACCCCCGACCCTTATCGGGGCAAGGTTGCTGGTGACGGCTTTGAAGCCTGGTGGGCGGCCTACCCGCGGAAGGTGGGCAAGGGCTTCGCACGGCGGGCATATGCCAAAGCCGTGAAGGGCGGAGCATCGCCGGCAACCCTGCTGGACGCGGTGCAGCGGCAGCGGTGGCCCGAGAGCCGATACATCCCGTATCCCGCGACCTGGTTGAATGGGGAATGCTGGGCGGATGATCCCGACGCGGCCTGCCCGGTCAAGGTTCCGCCGCATCCGACCGCCGGGCCTTGCACACAGCGCCGGCCCGCCATGAACGGTGCCGTCGAGTTGCTGTTGCGCGCTAAGGAGCGGGCGACGGTTGACACGCCGGGCGGCGGGCGCCCGGCTATTCGGGAGACGGTTCATGTCCCGTATTGACCGCCAACCTGTGTCGCAAGTGCTGTGGACGTGGCTGATGACGCTGCACACCCTGACGGCTGGCGCCAGTAGCCCGGAGGAGGCGGAGGCGCGGGTGGACCTAGTAGCCGCGATGTTAGCGCAGCGGTTTGGCGATGACGTGTTCACCGACGATAGCTTGGAACACGTCGCCCGCCGGTGCCGCTTCTGGCCGGTCTATGCCGAGCTGGTGGACGGGTTGCGGGAGTTCGCCCGGACCTACCTGCCTCGCCCGTTGGCTCTGCCGGCGCCACGGGAGGAAAGCCGGCCGCCGCCGGACGCTGCGGAGCTGCGCCATATCCGCGGCGCCATCGAGGGCTTCATACACGACCCGGCGGCGGCACGGGTGGAGCGGGAAGCGGCGCAACCTGGCCCGGTGTTGCGCCCCCTGCCGGACGTGACGGCGAAGGGAGAGGCGCTGGAACGCATCCGGGCATCCGGCCGCGTGGTGGCGAAGGCCGGCGCTGCCCCGGACGCCGCGGCGGAGGGCAGGTCGCGTGACGACCGGCGGGCCGATGCAGCCCGGCGCCGGCCGGCGTCCAGGGCGGGGCGGAGGGCTGGCGCATGAGCGAAACCGTCACCGCGCGCTTCGAGGTGCTGGGCGTCGAGAGGGTGCGCCAAGCCGGCCGGCTGTTGGCGCTGGCAAACGTCACGCTGGACATGGGCGGCGTCGAGTTGGTGTTGCAGGGCGTGCGGGTGTTCCGGTGCATGGACGGCAGCATTGCGGTCAGCGGCCCGCAATGGCGCCATCCGGGGAGCGGCCGATGGACGCCGGGCGTGCTGCTGCCGCCAGACTTGGCCAAGGCGATGGGTGGCGAGATCATCGCGGCCTACGTGAACGAGTGGGGCACGGCATGACGGCGCAGCTCGGGGGGAGGGTCGTAGGTTTTGCCGGATGGGGGGCTAGACCGTCCGGGGCTTGGACTTTGTCGCAGCCGTTACGAGGATCGCAGGGCGGTGGGTAGGCCACCCAAGCCGACCGCGCTGCTGCGCCTGCAAGGCAACTTGCGGGCCGGCCGTCATGCCGACCGGGCGCGGGAGCCGGTGCTGCCGCCAGGCGCCCCGGAAGCGCCGGCCTGGCTGCTTCCGGAGGCCCGTGCGGAGTGGGACCGCGTGGTTGCAGGCTATGGGGCGCTGGGCATCCTGACCCGGCTGGACCGGGGCATGTTGGCGACCTACGCGACCATGTGGGCGCGGTTCGTCCAGGCTGAGCAAGCCGACCCCTATGCCGGCCTGCCAGCGTCCTACTTGGCCGTCATGGGCAGCATAGCCACCCGGTTGGGCCTGGACCCGGCCGGGCGGACGCGATTGCGCTCCCCCGAGACGCCGCCGGACCCGGACAGCCCTTGGGACCGGCTGAAAGCCGTCCCTCGTGCCAACTGATGCGCCTTTGCCCGGGGGCCAACACAGATATACCGATCCAGGAAATGCAAAACGTGCAAAACGCACGGGCTTTTCGATTCGCAAAAGCATACCGCGCAATACGCACGCAATTACCCGGCAAATCCGTGCAAAACGCACGCACATCAGTACAAAACGCACGGACAGCCATGCACTATGCGAGAAAGCCGGAGCGAAAACCCCGGCAAAGCACCGATTTTCGCATCCAATCCACTTAACCGATTGCGCTAGATCGCATGAAAGGATTATGGCTGATGGCGGTATCAATCGAGGGAAACTTGAGCGTTTCGGCGTCCGATCCAGGGGGCGATGAGCCGATTAACCTGAACGCCTATACCATGTCGGGGGCCGAGGTCACACGCTTGGCCGGGGTGTCGGCCCGGAGCTTAATCAACTGGCGGGTCCGCAACATTATGCACTTGGGCAGCACGGGGCCGGACGGCATCATCAGCTACAGCGTTGCCGATGCCGTGCGCCTGGCCGCAGCCGGCTGCCTGGCGCAGCACAGCATGGCGCCGCTGGACGTGGCGGCGCTGCTGGCGGAGGAAATTGCCCGCTACTGCCTGACCCGGCCGCCAGCCCCGCCAGGCGGGCCGCGGCCGAACCGCAATTTAGTGCTGGCCTGGGGACAGTTCGGCCCGCTGTTTTCATGGGTGGACACTACCGGCCGCCCCGGCATGACGCGCCAGTATCCGCCGCGGCACGACGACGCCGACCGGGCATCTCTGCGCCAGCCCTACATCGTGATCCCGGCGGACGCCATCATAGATGACGTGATCCTGCGGACGGAGCACTTGCAGGTTGCGCCCGCAGCGGCGGAAGCCGTGGCATGACGGCCGCCGCCACCTTAACGGTTGCCGAGCTTGCCGGCGTGCTGGGCTGGTCGCTGCCGGACGCCCTGGCGCTGCTGTCCGACCCCTTCGCGCCCGACGATGACGGCCGGCTCCCGGCGGGCCTGGCGCTGGCCGCCGTGACATTTGCCGAGCTGGGGCAGCGCCACATTCTGACGCCGGAGCTGGCCGCGATGGTGGCCGGAGCCGTCATCCATGCCGATCCCAACACCAGCCGCAGCATCGTGCTGGCCTGGCGCAAAGGTCATCCGGTGCTGGCCTGGCAGGGTGCAGGAGGCGCGCTGCCGCCCGCTGACCCGCACCAGGTCTATGGCGCGCCGATCCGCGGCGTGCACGTCGTCATCCCCGTCGACCACATGCTTTGTGACCTTTTGCACGCGACTGCGCTGTTCCGGGAGCGGGACCGCCTGGCCCTTCAACGCCTCGATCCTACAGGAACCCGTCATGACCTCTCGTGAGCTTCATGCCCGACGCAAAGCTGTGAAGGCGGAGATGGAGACGATCAACGTCGCTGCCGCCGACACCCTCACGCTGGACGCAGGAGCGCAAACCCGGTGGGACACCCTGGAAAGGGATGTGGTAGCCATTGATGCAGCTATGCAGCGCCAGGCTGTCATAGACGACCTGGACCGCCGCGCCGCCGGGCAGCCGGTGGGGGACGCCCGATCCGAGGCGTTCGTCGGCGAAGTCCGCCTCTCGGACGTTGTCGCCGCCACCTTGGGCGACACCGGCCGCAGCGCCGGCATGGCGCGGGAGGCATCGGCAGAGATCGCCCGCCAGCGCGGCAAGAACCCGACCGGCCTCTACGTGAGCTTGCGCGGCCTGACCCGGGCTGCTGCGGAACGGCGGGCGCTGACCAGCGGCGCGCAAGGGACGCCGCCGACCGGCGCCGCACTGGTGCCTACCATCATCCGAGACGACCTGCTGATTGATCCCCTTCGCGCCGCGACCATTCTAGACAGGTTGGGGGTAAGCTACCTCACGGGCTTGACCGGCAACATCAGCGTGCCGCGGGTGACGCAAGGAACGTCGGTAGGATGGTTTGGAGAGAACCAGCCGATCCCTGACACCGACGCGGCCTTTGACGCCGTGGCCCTGGCCGTAAAGCATGTTGGTGCGATCACGGAATACAGCCGGACCATGCTGCTCAACTCGTCGGCCGACGTGGACGCCCTCTTGCGCAATGACCTAATGCGGGCGTTGGCCGTCGAGATAGACCGTGCCGCCCTGGTCGGGTCCGGGGACGGGATCGTTCCGCGGGGCATCCTGAACACGCCCGGCGTGGTCAAGGTGCCCTTCGGTGACGGCTTGAGCTGGGTCAACGTGCTGGCGCTGCCGGCGGCGCTGGACAACGCGAACGTGCCCATGCTGAGGCCCGGCTTCGTCGGCAATGGCCTCATCCGCGCCAAGGCGATGGAGACGCTTACCGTGCCAGGCGTGGCCTCACCGTTCATCATGCAGGCGCCGGACATGATGGCCGGTTACGCTTATGCCGCAACGAACCTGATCCCGGTGGCGCCCGCCACCACGGGCACCGGGGCGCACCCGGCCAGGTCCAGCCTGCTGTTTGGGTCGTGGGACAACCTGCTTGTGGGCGTGTGGGACGCCCTGGACCTGACCAGCAACCCGTTCGGTGAAGCCTACCGCCGGGGCGCCGTGCAGGTAAGGATCATCGCGGATGTGGACGTGGCCGTGCGGCACCCGGAGGCGTTCGCCGCCGCCAGCGACGTGGGCACCTGACCCGATGGGGCCGGCCCGGTTCCCGGACGGGATGGAACGCCGCGCCGCCGTCGAGTTGCGCGCGGTGGGGCGCACGTTGCAAGGCTATGCCGCGGTGTTCGGCGTGCAGGCGGTGATCGGCAGCTTCATCGAGACGATCAAGCCCGGCGCCTTCCGCGCCTCGCTGCTCAACCCGGCGCTGGACGTGCTGGCCCTGATGGACCACGACCCGACCCGGCTGCTCGCCCGCACGTCCAGCGAAACGCTGCGACTGCAAGAAGACGCCCGCGGTTTGGCCTTCGTGCTGGACGTGCCGGATACCACCACGGGCCGCGACGTGCTGGCGCTGGCGCAACGTGGCGACCTTGGCGGGTGCTCCATCGGCTTCCGCGCCACGGATGAAGCCTGGCCGGCCCGGGACCGGCGGGAGCTTCGCGCCGTGGACCTGGTGGAAATCAGCATCGTCCAGGCGTTCCCGGCCTACTCGCAGACGACCGTGACGGCGCGAAGCCGGGGCGCGCTGGGCGCAGCGGCGGCCGTGCGCGCCCGCGTGTTGGCGATGCTCTGACCGATGGGCGTCCTGTCCCGCTTGCTGCGCCGCGCCGCGCCCCCGCCCGCCCTCGAAACCCGGTTCACGGGACCGCTGGGCGGCGGCTGGGGCATGGCGGCGCTGGGCAGCGGACGGGGGACAGTGCCGGCGCATCTGGCCGAGTCTCTTGCGGCGGTGGCGGGATGCGTCGAGCTGATCGCGGGCGCCCTGAGCTGCCTGCCCGCTACCCTCACGATGGACGATGGACAGGGCGGCCAGGTGGCGGCGCCGCCAACCGCGACCGGGTGGGCATTGCTAGCCCGGCCCAACGTGCGCCAGTCCTGGCCCGCCTGCATATCGAGCCTCGTTTCCTCGATCCTCCTGCATGGCAACGGGGTGGCGGCGCTGGTGCGTGATGGGCGCGGCGCCGTGATCGCGGTGCAGCCTATCCCCTGGCAGTGGCTGCTGCCCGTTATCATCCAGGGCGCCGCCGGGCCGCGGCTGGCCTATGACGTGGTGGCGACCACGCCAGAGTCGCTGTTGCTGGGACTGCCGCGGCGGATGCTTGATACGGACGTGATCCATCTTCGCGCCCGGTCAGACGAGGGCGTGATCGGGCGCAGCGTGCTGTCCCGGGCGGCCGGCGTGGTGCGCGAAGGCGTCGAGGTCGCCCGCACCAGCGAGGCGCTGTTCAGAAACAACCTGGGCGTGAGCGGGTTCGTGGAAACTGGCGGCGCCGTGCTGACCGAGCCGCAGCGCGACCGCTTCAAGGCATCGCTGGGGGAGTTCCGCGGGCCAGGCAACGCCGGCAAGGTAATGCTCCTGGAAGGGCCGTTCTCCTTCAAGCCGGCGTCCAGCACGCCGCACGATGCCGAGTTGCTGGCAACGCGGCAGTTTTCGGTTGCGGAGGTGTGCCGGCTGTTCAACGTGCCCGAGCCTCTCATGCAGTTGGGCGTCCGGGTCCCGGCCTCGCTGGACCCCTACTTGGCAGCCTTCGCGCAACTGGCGCTGGCGCCACTGGTGGCGGTGTTGGAAAGCGAGTTCGATCACGCCATCCTGCCGCCGGGGCTGCACCTGCAATTGGACATGGCGGGGCTGCAAAGGGGCAACTTCGCCGGCCAGGTCGCGGCCTTCTGCGCCGCCACGCAGTCCGGGATCACGACGCCGAACGATGCCCGCCGCGGCCTGGGCTGGCCGGCGCACGGCGCCGGGGACGCCTTGCGGCCCGGCAACGCCCCGAGCTGGCCGGCGGACGCCGCCGGGATGCCGCACCTTGGCCCATCGGCGGGGCACACCGGGGACGGGCTGCCGGCGCCGGGCACGAACGAAGGCCAGGGGGCAGGATGATGGCGGACGCGATGCCCTTGCCAGGGTGGCCGCTGTTGCTGCGCCGTGAGCTGGCCGCGGCCTATGTCGGCATGTCGCCTGGCACCTTTGATGCCGAGTGGAAGGCGGGCCGGCTGCCGGCGCCAATCCCGACGACCGCCAGCTTGAAGGCATGGCACCGCCAAGACCTTGCAGGGTGGGCAGAGGACAGGCGCGAGGCCGGCGCAATGAACGCCGCGCCGAACCCCTGGGACGCTGTTGAATGACCCGGCGGCGCCCTTTGCACCCGCCGCACGTCCACGCCTTCAAGGACCGGAACGGGCACGTCCGCTACTACCTTCGCAAGCCCGGCCTGCCGCGGGTGACGCTGCCGGGGCTGCCCTATTCCGTCGAGTTCATGGCGGCTTACCATGCCGGCCTGGCGGGGCAGCGGGCGCCGGTGGGCGCCACACGCACGGAGAAGGGGACCATGAATGCTTTGGCCGTCGCCTACCTGTCCAGCGCCGACTATGCCGGGCTGGCGAAGGTGACGAAGGCGACCTATCGCAACGTGCTGGAGCGGTTCCGCGTCGAGCATGGCGACAAGCCGGCGGCGCTGTTGCAGCGCAAGCACGTCCTGGGCTTCCTGGACGCCAAGGCCACCACGCCGGGCGCCGCCAATGCCCTCTTGAAGCTGCTCCGCATCCTGATGCGCTTTGCCCTGGACCGCGGGATGCGCGCCGACGACCCGACGCAGGGCATCCGCCCGTTGCGCTACACGTCCGAAGGGTTCCGGCAATGGTCAGAGGACGACATTGCGCTGTTCGAGGCGCATTGGCCGTCCGGCAGCCGGCCGCGGCTGGCAATGGCGCTGCTGCTCTACAGCGGGCAGCGACCGGGCGACGTGGCCCGCATGGGCCGCCAGCACGTCCAGGACGGGCGCCTAGCCCTGATGCAGAGAAAGACCGGCACGCGCCTCTCCCTGCCCATCCATGCGGCCTTGCGCGCCGAGCTGGACCGGGTGCCGGCCGGGCAACTGGTCTTCGTGATGACGGAGGCAGGCCACGGCTTCACCGATGCCGGCTTTTCCGGTTGGTTCTCCGAGCGCGCCCGGATGGCGAAGCTGCCAAATGGCTGCACGGCGCATGGTCTACGGAAGGCGGCGGCGCGGCGCCTGGCGGAAGCCGGGTGCAGTGCACACGAAATTGCGGCCATTACGGGCCACAAGACGCTCAAAGAGGTCGAGCGATACACGCGCGCGGCAGACCAGCGGGGGCTTGCAACCTCTGCCCTGGCGCGCATCGGGCCGAGAGGGGCTAAGCCCGCAACGTGAACGGATGACTGGCAACCCGCGGAAACGGGTTGCCAGCCTAGCCCATAACCTCTTCAGAAGGTTACTTGTTATGCAGTCGAAAAAGGTCCGGGCCGGAATCGAACCGGCATTCGAGGATTTGCAGTCCTCTGCATCACCACTCTGCCACCGGACCCCCGGGACGCAGGGCGCCGTATATCGTCCACGCCCCGGCCTTGGTCAAGCGGCGT